TCTGATAATACTGGAATTACAGACCCAGCACTTTATCAAGCAGATGCATATGTTTATCAATTAGACCGTGATGGGTCAACATTGAGAGCATATCACATGTATGACCTCTTCCCAACAAATATCTCTCCAATCAATCTTTCATACGAAACTGATTCGATTCAAGAGTTTACTGTAGAAATGCAAGTTCTCTGGTGGGAAGCAGTTAAGGGAACATCAGCAAAAGCTGGTGGTCAGGATATTAACTAAATAGTAGATATTAACAGTTTAAATTTATAAAATGGCGAAACTATTTGGTTTTTCGATTGAAGGCAGCGAAAAGAAATCCAAATCTATAATTTCCCCCGTTCCTCCTAATAATGAGGACGGGGTTGATTATTATATTCAATCAGGATTTTATGGTCAATATGTAGATATTGAAGGTGTCTACAGAACTGAATATGATTTAATTCGCAGATATCGTGAGATGTCGCTACATCCAGAATGTGATGCCGCAATTGAAGATGTTGTAAATGAAGCACTTGTGAGCGATCTTTATGATTCTCCAGTTGAAATTGAGTTGTCAAACTTAAATGCAAGTGACAAATTGAAGGATATTATCAGAAGTGAATTTAAATATATTAAAGAAATCATGGACTTTGATAAAAAGTGTCATGAAATTTTTAGAAATTGGTATGTTGATGGAAGAGTATTTTATCTAAAAGTAATCGATGTAAAAAATCCTGAAGCAGGAATACAGGAATTGAGATACATCGATCCAATGAAAATGAAGTATGTTCGTCAGGAGAAAAAACCTGATGCAAATACAAGTTTGGTTCGTCTCAACAGTCTACAAACTCAAGGAGTTACATATCCAGAAATTGAAGAATATTTTATCTACAGTCCAACACCAAATTATCCAGCAGGTTCAATAGGTGGTCTGACTGGTGGAGCATCAAAGAATTCTGTAAAAATTGCAAAAGATTCAGTTACTTATTGTACTTCGGGATTGGTAGATAGAAATAAGGGAACTGTTCTTTCATATCTTCATAAAGCAATTAAGGCACTCAATCAACTTAGAATGATTGAGGATTCTCTGGTCATTTATAGACTTTCAAGAGCACCTGAGCGTAGAATTTTTTATATTGATGTTGGCAATCTACCTAAGGTAAAGGCAGAGCAATATCTTAAGGATGTTATGTCTCGTTATAGAAATAAACTTGTGTATGATGCAAACACAGGTGAAGTTCGTGATGACCGCAAGTTTATGAGTATGCTTGAAGATTTTTGGCTTCCAAGAAGAGAGGGTGGTCGTGGAACTGAAATTACAACCTTACCCGGTGGTCAGAATCTAGGAGAACTTCAAGATATTGAATATTTCCAAAAGAAACTCTATAGAGCATTGGGAGTTCCAGAATCTAGAATTGCTGGAGGTGGAGATGGATTCAATCTTGGTCGTTCATCGGAAATTTTAAGAGATGAACTCAAGTTTGCAAAATTTGTCGGACGCTTGAGAAAGCGTTTTGCAAATATGTTTAATGATTTACTTCGTACTCAACTAATTCTCAAAAATATCGTAACTCCCGAAGACTGGGACGTAATGACTGATCATATTCAATATGATTTTCTTTATGATAATCAATTTGCAGAATTGAAAGAAGCAGAACTACTTGGCAATCGTTTAGGGTTACTAACTCAAATGGAACCATATATTGGCAAATATTATTCGACTGAGTATGTTCGTAAGAAAATTCTTCGCCAAACTGATTCGGAAATTATTGAAATTGATGAACAAATTGAAGATGAAATTCAAAAAGGAATTCTTCCAGATCCAAATGCTCCAGTAGATGAAATGGGAAATCCATTACCTCCGGGAGGAGAAGTTCCACGAGAGCAACAAGCGATGGGTGAAGTTCCTCCAGAGTCTGCTGCATCTGAACCACAACTTCCTCCAGAGCCCAAAGGTGGGAAGATATAAATAATCGTATAATAATAAAATAATTTTATGGAAGAACTTATCGATTTGATTGCAACTGATGGTTCTGCTGCGGATGTATCCGACAGAATTAAGGACCTTTTATATTCAAAAGCAGCAGAAAGAGTAGATAGTGCTCGCCCTTATGTTGCCACATCCATGTTTGGTAATGATTCTGAAGGTGAGGAAGAATATGAAATTGATGATGAAGACACTGAAGAAGATGATGAAGATTACACCGAGGACCAAAAATAATGGCAATTAAAATTGTTCAAGATAGTCAAATTCCAAGATTGTCACCATCAGTTGGTGTTGCTGCGACGAGTGTTGCTATTCCACTTAAGAGTGGTTATTTGAGAGTTACTATCGGTTCAACCACAGGAAGTTCTGGTGGATATATTGCTATTGGAACTAACCCAGTCGCAACTCAAGATAATTATCACATCACTTCTTATAGTGTTGATGTTTTGAAAGAAAACATGAAGAGGCAAAAAATTGCTGGTATTACTACTGGTACTACTACTAAAGTAACATTTGATAATAATGCCGGCAATCCATTTGTTGCAACAGATTATGTGACGATTGAAGGTGCCACAACATCTGGAATTAATACAAGTCATAATTCTATTGTATCCCTAGATGATTCTTCGGTTACTTTGAATTACAACAGTAGTTCAGTTGGTGCAATAACAGTCGGCTCCGCAACATTAGTAAAAAGTGTAAAAGTATCTTGCCTTACTTATGAACCAGATACTTTCTTCAATATTGCAGAAGTAGTCACTCTAGTATCAGAATAAAATGAAACTCATCACAGAAGAAGTATCACAGGTCAAATTCATCACCGAAGGAGAAGGTGTTGAAAAGAAAATGTTTATTGAAGGCATTTTCCTTCAAGGAGACATTTGCAACCGTAATGGAAGAATGTATCCAATGTCAACTCTTACAAAAGAGGTGAACAGATATAATGAAGCATTCGTTTCTAAGGGTCGTGCTCTCGGAGAACTTGGTCATCCTGAGGGACCTACCGTTAATCTTGATCGCGTTTCCCATAAGATTGTTTCCTTAGAACAGAAAGGAACAAATTTTATTGGTAAGGCACAACTCCTAGAAACTCCAATGGGCAAGATTGCAAAATCTCTTATTGGTGAAGGCGTTTGCCTTGGCGTTTCTTCTCGTGGTGTTGGGTCTCTTCGCATGACTAATGAAGGTCATAAAATTGTTGGTGAAGATTTTATGCTTGCAACCGCTGCCGATATTGTTGCAGATCCTTCCGCACCAGATGCATTTGTTTCTGGAATTATGGAAGGTAAAGAGTGGGTTTGGGAAGGTGGAATTCTCCGCGAAAAACTTGCAGAATCTACAAAACGTAGAATTAATACTTTAGTCGATTCAAAAACTCTTCAGGAACATAAAATTGAATTGTTCCAGGAATTTCTTTCAAATCTTTGATTTAATAAATAAATATAGATTATAACACAATCACTCAAATGTCCGTTGGTAGAAATTTACAAGAAATGGAAAACGTAGTAACCAAAGGAGCTGCCCCTGCCGAACCAATGCACAAGTTGTCCACTGGAATTGCTCCCGGACAAACAGGTGCTTGGGAAGATCTTGGCGGTCCTACTCCAGAAAATTATCGCACAGACGATGATTCAGCAAAACTCAACACTCCTGGCAAAACTCTTGCTCAGGTAAAGAATGTAGTTAATGCTAAAGCTGCAGCAGCAGAAACTGCTCATACTTCAGCAACTCCAGTTTCAGCACCTGGTCAAGGTATGAAGGAAGATTCTGAGTATGATGAAGAGGATCTGATTGCCGAAGCAGAAGAGAAGGAAGATGAAGAGTCTGGTGAGGCTCCTCATAAAGAAGGCAAAAAAGAAAAGGGTGAAAAGAAAGAAGGTAAGGGTCACGAAAAGGGTGAAGACGAAGACGAAATGAAAGAAGAGTTTGACATTGAAGAAGATGTCAATGCTCTCCTTGCTGGTGAAGAGCTTTCTGAGGAATTCCAAGAGAAAGCAAGAACCATCTTTGAGGCAGCAATCAAAAGTAAGGTTGCTGAAATCAAAGAAGATCTGCAAGCAGCATATGAAGTTGCACTTGTAGAAGAAATTGAAGCAATCAAAGAAGGTCTTACTGACCGTGTTGATGCTTATCTTGAATATGTTGCTGATGAGTGGATTTCTGAAAATGCACTCGCAGTTGAGCACGGTCTTAAGACCGAAATGACCGAATCATTCCTTCAAGGAATGAAGGGTCTTTTTGAAGATCATTATGTTTCAATCCCTGAAGATAGATATGATGTCATCGAGAGCATGGTAGATAAACTTGATGAAATGGAAGAAAAACTCAACGAGCAAATCGAAAGAAACGTTGCTCTGAATAGAAGATTAGCAGAGTCGGTTGCTGATGTAATCTTTGCAGAAGTCACTGAGGGTCTTGCACTTTCTCAGAAGGACAAACTCGCTTCTCTCTCTGAAAATGTTGAGTTTGATAGTGAAGAGAGCTATCGTGAGAAACTAGTAACTCTGAGGGAATCATATTTCCCAACCAGAACTGCTGGTACTCAAAGAAACGCTAGTGAAAATTTGTCTGAATCGACTGATTATACCCAAGGTCAATCAGTTACTGGCACCATGAGTGCTTATCTTCAGACTCTCCAAAGAGTTTCTAAAAAGTGATTTTTAAATCATACAGTCAAACTAACAATTTCCAATAGAGGTAAAAACAATGCAAATGTTCAACGTAGAACAATTGCAGGAGAAGTGGGCACCCCTCCTCGATTATGAAGGTCTTGATCCAATCAAAGATTCTCATCGTAGAAGTGTAACCGCAATCCTGCTCGAAAACCAAGAAAAATCAATCCGCGAAGAGCGCGAATTCCTTTACGAAGCTTCACCAACCAACTCAGCTGGTACTGGTGGTTTCAGTGGTAATGCATCTTCACCTACTGCAGGTTTCGACCCCGTACTGATCTCACTGATCCGTCGTTCGATGCCTAATCTGATCGCCTATGATATTTGTGGCGTTCAACCAATGAACGGTCCTACTGGACTCATCTTCGCAATGCGTTCGCGCTATAGCAACCAGGCTGGTACTGAAGCATTCTACAACGAAGCAGATTCAGCATTCTCTGGTCAGAACAATAGCCTAAACCTAACAGCTGGTCAACTTGCTCCAAATGTTGGTCTTGGTACTACTGCTCAAGACACGAACCGCAATCCATCAATCCTTAGCCCAACTGATCAATCGACCAACGCTGCACCTGGTGCAAACCAGTACAACGTTGGACAAGCGATGACCACTGGTAATGCTGAAGCACTTGGCGACGGCAACACCAACTATTTCAACGAGATGGCATTCTCGATTGAGAAAGTCACCGTTACTGCACAGTCAAGAGCTCTGAAAGCTGAGTACTCATTAGAACTCGCTCAGGACCTCAAGGCAATTCATGGTCTGAATGCTGAAGCGGAATTAGCAAACATTCTCTCAACTGAGATTCTTGCTGAAATTAACCGCGAAGTTATTCGTACCATCTATAAGAGTGCTGTTCCTGGTGCTCAGGCAAATACCGCTACTGCTGGTACTTTTGACCTTGACGTTGACTCCAATGGTCGTTGGTCAGTTGAGAAGTTCAAGGGTCTTATCTTCCAAATCGAGCGCGATGCAAACGCAATTGCACAGCAAACTCGTAGAGGAAAGGGCAACACCATCGTTTGCTCTGCTGACGTTGCTTCAGCACTTGCAATGGCTGGTGTTCTCGATTACACCCCTGCACTCAACGCTAATCTGAACGTTGATGACACTGGCAACACCTTCGCAGGTGTTCTCCAAGGCAAGTTTAAAGTCTACATCGACCCATATTCGGCAAACGTTGCTGCAAACCAGTACTACGTTGTTGGTTATAAGGGTTCTTCAGCTTATGATGCTGGACTCTTCTACTGCCCATACGTTCCTCTCCAAATGGTTCGTGCTGTTGGTGAGCAAACCTTCCAGCCCAAAATTGGCTTTAAGACCAGATACGGTCTTGTTGCCAACCCATTCGCTAAGGGTGCTTCAACCGCAACTCCTGGTGTTATTTCAACTAACTCTAACGTATACTACAGAAGAGTTAAGGTTTCCAACCTCATGTGAGTCTTTCTCACATATTCTCAGACCTCCCGCAAGGGGGGTCTTTTTTTATCTAAATATTAAAAAACGTCGTTTGTAATATACGGAAAGTAATAAAATGGCAACAAACGCACTTGCAAATCAAATTGGAAATAGAAATTTTTTATCTCCAACTGGATTTAAATTTACCTTGGCAAAGTATCCAAAAGTTTCATTTTTCTCCAATTCTGCAAGAATACCAGAATTAAATCTTTCTACAGTCATTCAACCAAATTATCTAAATGATATTCCACAACCTGGAAATAAAATGACTTTTGGGGATTTCAATTTGAGATTTCTTGTTGATGAGAGTATGGAAAATTATATGATTATTCACAACTGGTTGACTGCTTTAAGTGGTTCTGGAAGTCTTCAAGAATATGCAACTTTGACTACAGATAAGGATGGAACTAAAGATGATAAAAGAGCATATAGTGATGGAACTCTTCGTGTATTAAATAGCAATTTCAAAGATACTGCACTTGTAAGATTTCAAGACCTTTTTCCAGTTTCAATAACTTCATTAGAATTTGATTCAACGGTTACGGATATTCAATATTTTACAGCAGAGGTAGTTTTCAAATACACAATTTATGATATACTAGGAACAGACGGCAAACCACTTTACCCATTTACAAGTACATGAATCTTGATGAAATTCAGGAGATGTGGCAGAGAGATTCTGTTATTGACCCTGACAACCTACACGATGAATCATTAAAAATTCCCCAACTACATTCTAAGTATTATACCATCTATAATACAATTACTCTTCTTCGGGAAAAGGCACGAGAAACTTACAATAGAGTACGTCTAGAACGCTATAACTACTACACAGGAAAGGCACCAGCAGAGGTTTATGTTGAAGAACCATTTCCCTATAAGGTAAGAGAAAAGGACGCCATAGAGAGGTATATGAGTGCAGATGAAAGACTTTCTAAAATTGATTTGAAAATAAAATACTATGACATTATGCTTAAGTTCTTGGAAGAGATTATCAAGACAGTTTCCAACAGAACTTATCAAATCAAAAATTCAATTGAATGGCATAAATTCCAAGCAGGATTTAATTAAATGAAAATAATAGATAATTTTTTATCAGACGAAGAATTTTTAAAGATTCAAAAAAATCTGATGGGACCATATTTTGAATGGCATTATAACCCATTTGTAGATTATACAAATCAATTATTTGATATTTTTGATTTAGATAATTACCAATTTATCCACAACTTTGCAGAATCAGATATTATTTTAATTCCATTATTGGAAAAATTAAATATCAAAGAAGTTGCCAGAATAAAATCCAATTTAAGCCCACGAACAGAAAAAATAATTAAAAGAAAATTTCATATAGATGTTGCAGATGCCCAAACATCAATTTTTTATATTAATACAAATGATGGATGGACAGAATTTGAAGATGGTACAAAAGTAGAAAGTATTGCAAATCGATTAGTTACATTTGATTCAAATCTAAGACATCGAGGGACAACTTGTACAAATAGTAAGGTAAGAGTTGTTATAAATTTAAATTACAAGTAGGGGAGTTTGACTCCCTTTTTTATTGTCGATAAATATTTGTATCGAAATGATATAAATTATGAGTCATTTGGTTATATCAAAAAAGAACGAAGTATATTTGCACATCAAAGCAGAACCTCACGTATATTACGAACTCCAAGACCAATTTACGTTTGATGTTCCCAATGCAAAATTTAGCCCCCAGTTTCGCAACAAATACTGGGACGGAAAAATTCGCCTGTTCTCTACACAAACAGGTGAGATTTATATTGGTCTCTTAGATAGAATTATTAAATTCTGTGATGATCATAATTACACGTATGAGTTCACAAATAATAAGTTTTATGGTCTTCCTTTTGAGGTAAATGAGAACATCTCAAAGGAAGGTGTGAAAGATTATATGACTGCAATCAGTAGACACGCCCCACGCGATTACCAAGTTGAGGGAGTATACGACGCTTTGCGACATAATCGAAAGTTATTAATATCTCCAACTGCTTCTGGAAAGTCGTTGATGATATACTCTGTTGTGAGATATTACGTTGAGAAGCAGCAAAATATTCTGATAGTTGTTCCAACGACTTCCCTTGTAGAACAAATGTATAAAGATTTTGCAGATTATGGATGGGATGTTGGTTCATATTGCCACAAAATCTACGCGGGAAAGGAAAGAGAAACTGATTCCCAAGTCATTATTACCACTTGGCAAAGCATTTACAAATTGCCTAAGCAGTATTTTTCCAGATTTAATGTAGTCGTAGGAGATGAGGCACACCAGTTTAAATCCAAGTCATTAATATCTATAATGACAAAACTCTGTGATGCAAAATATCGCTTTGGATTTACTGGAACATTGGATGGTAGTCAAACTCACAAGTGGGTCTTAGAAGGATTGTTTGGACCTTCTTATAAGATTATTAAGACAGATGAACTGATGCAAAAAGGTCATCTTGCCAAATTAGATATTAAAATACTTCTATTGAAACACCCACCAAATCGATTCGATGTATTTGAAGATGAGGTTCAGTATATTATCAATCACTCAAAGCGAAACAACTTCATCAAGAATCTTACATTAGATTTAAAAGGAAATACTCTTGTTTTATTTTCAAGAGTAGAAGGTCATGGGCAACCCCTATACAATTTAATAAATAATAACATATCACCAAATCGTCATGTTTTCTTTATTCATGGTGGAGTGGAAACTGAAGAACGAGAAAAGGTTCGTGAAATAACTGAGAGGGAAAATAATGCAATCATCGTTGCTTCTTACGGCACTTTTTCTACTGGTATTAACATTAGAAATCTACATAATGTGGTCTTTGCTTCCCCTAGTAAATCAAGAATCAGAAATCTCCAATCTATCGGAAGAGTACTTAGAAAAGGTGAAAATAAAGTAAAAGCAACTTTGTATGATATTGCCGATGATATTAGTTATAAATCAAAAAAGAATTATACTCTCAATCACTTAATCGAAAGAATAAAAATCTATAATGAAGAAAACTTTAATTATGATATTGTAAACATACCGCTAAAGGAATAATGGGAGAAGAGTTTTACGCAGTTATAAAACTTATATCAGGTGAAGAAATTCTATCACTAGTCATGGTGGATGAGAATGATGGAGATCCTATCATCATTCTTCAAAATCCAGTAGTCATGAAAGTTCATTCTGGACCCACTGGTTCTTATGTAAAAGTAAAACCATGGGTTGAACTTGCAGATGATGATTTCTTTATGATTAAACTTGATAAAGTAATCACCATGACAGAAACTAAAGATAAAAAATTAATTCAATTATATCAGCACTATTTGACTGATGATGACTCTATTGAATTGTATAAACCATCTGGAGAAGTCAAAGTCTCAGATAAGATGGGATATGTATCTTCAGTAGAAGATGCTCGTAAGAAACTTGAAAATCTCTTTAATGGTATTAAAGAAAGCTAGTTCTCATCTTCAACGGGGACAAACCTAGTCTACACATATTTTCATATCTTGTCAAGCCCCAGAATCTGTGGTATAATAAGTAAATCATATATTGAATGAGTCCGATGCTATGCCCAAGAAGAAATCAGAACACTATGTAAATAACAAAGAATTATTAGAAGCACTGATTGTATATCGTACTAAGGTTGCTGCCGCTAAAGAAGCAGGTCTTCCTAAACCACGTATTACAAATTACTTGGGAGAGTGTTTTCTGAAGATTGCGACTCATTTATCATATAAACCAAACTTTGTGAATTATATGTTCCGTGAGGATATGATTTCTGATGGTATTGAGAATTGTGTGCAGTACATTCATAATTTCAATCCAGAGAAATCTCAAAATCCTTTTGCATACTTTACTCAGATTATTCACTACGCATTTCTGAGAAGAATTCAAAAGGAGAAAAAGCAATTAGAAATCAAGACCAAGATTATTGAACGCACTGGTTTTGATGAGGTTATGACGATTGATGACGGCTTGCTTTCTGGCAACAATAGCGAATACAACAGTATGAAAGATGCTATTCAATATAGAAATAACAACCGATGACCCTTTCTAACTCCAAAATGTTATAAATAATTATGATACTATGGTTTTAGGAGGGGAATGACTAAAGCAAAATACACTCCTGAAGAACGTAAAAAAATAAAGGCAGAAAATCTTCGTAAAAATAGAGAAGCAGCAGAAGCAAGAGGTTATACTCAAAAAAGTGCTGCTCGTGAAGAAGCAATCAAAGAAGGTAAAAAAACTTATATTGGTTCTACTGCCTGTAAGAACTGTGGTAGTTATGAAAAGTATGTGAGTAATTGGGCGTGTGCTCCTTGTGCTATTAAAAGGGGACTTGAAAAATTAAATAATGAAGAGTTAATGAAACCTTATAGGACAAAAGAAAAACAAAATAATAAAACTTATAGGTATAGGTCTAAAAAATTTGGTGAACTACCAATCCTAACACCTGAAGAGCATCAACGTATATTGTCCATTTACAAAGAATGTGCTAGAATTACTGAGGAAACTGGAGTGCCTCATCACGTAGACCACATCCATCCAATATCAAAAGGTGGGAAGCATCATCCCGATAATTTACAAATTTTGACTGCTACAGAAAACATCCGCAAACGAGATAAATTATTATGAAAATCGGAATTCTGACGGATAGTCATTTTGGCGCAAGGAAGGGTTCCAAGTATCTCCACGACCACTTTGAACTCTTCTATAAGAATGTCTTCTTTCCTGCTCTGAAAGAGCATGGGGTAGAAGCAGTCATTCATATGGGTGATGCTTTTGATAGTCGCAAGTCGATTGATTACCAAAGTCTTGAGTGGGCAAAAAGAGTTGTATTTGAACCTCTGCGGAATTATGAGGTTCATATGATTGTTGGTAATCATGATTGTTATTATAAGAATACTAATCATGTGAATTCTCCAAGTCTTCTTCTCAAAACTTATTCGAATATTAAAACCTATAGTTCTCCAACAAATACAAAGGTTGGTGGAATTGATATGACTTTCATTCCATGGATTTGTAGTGAGAACTATGAAGAAACGATGGATGTAATCAAAAAGTCAAAAGCGAAGGTTGCATTTGGGCACTTAGAACTTCAGGGGTTTCGTGTCAATCGCAATTTGATTATGGAGGAACATGGACTGGATTCGAATATTTTTTCAAACTTCACAAAGGTATTTTCTGGTCATTACCACACTCGTTCTGATAATGGAACTGTGTTCTATCTCGGTAATCCTTATGAGATGTACTGGACGGATGTAAATGATACTCGTGGATTTCATATCTTTGATACTGAAACTCTAGAACATACTCCGATTAATAATCCTTATAAATTATTCTATAACATTTACTATGAAGACACTCCGTATCAAATGTTTGATGCCGCTGAGTATGAAAATAAAATTGTAAAAATTATTGTTCGTAAAAAATCTAAACAAAAAGATTTTGAAAAGTTTATTGATAAACTTTATACTGTGGGTATTCAAGAACTTAAGATTATTGAAAATTTTGACATTCAAGAAAGTGAAGATTTTCAAGTTGATGAAGAAGAGAATACTATTTCAATTCTAAATCGTTATATTGATGAATCTGAATTTGGATTTGATAAAAATATCATCAAAGGAATATTTCAAGACCTTTATAAACAAGCTTGCGAAGTAGAATAATGTTTCTTCTCACTCTTAAAGATAGAAAAGAAGACGGTGCATATGCGGTTCAAGACCAATATGGTGAGAAAGTTCTATTTTTATTTGAAGAAGAGGATGATGCTACTCGTTATGCTCTGATGCTTGAAGATCAAGAAGAAAAAGAAATGGAAGTCATTGAAGTTGATGATGAGCTTGCCATAAAGACTTGTAAGGTCTATAATTACAAGTATGCTGTGATTACTCCTGACGACATCGTAATTCCCCCTAAAAATGATTCAGTTTCATAAAATCCGTTGGAAAAATCTCTTAAGTACTGGAAACCAGTTTACAGAAATTGATTTTGAAAAACATAATACCAATTTGATTATTGGAACAAATGGTGCAGGCAAATCCACTGTATTGGACGCACTTACTTTTGTTCTGTTTAATCGCCCTTTCCGTAAAATCAATAAACCACAACTTCCCAATAGTACCAACGAAAGGGATTGTTTGGTAGAGATTGAATTCTCTGTGAATAATAAGGAATATCTTGTTCGTCGTGGAATTAAACCAAATGTGTTTGATATTGAGGTGAACGGTGTCATCTTACACAAAGAAGCAGATGATCGTGCAAATCAAAGAATTCTAGAAGAAAACATTCTTAAAGTTAATTACAAGTCTTTTACTCAGATTGTAATTCTAGGTTCGAGCACCTTTGTTCCTTTTATGCAATTAACTACGGCACATCGTCGTGAGGTGATTGAGGACTTGCTGGATATTCGTATTTTCTCTGCGATGAATGCCCTGATTAAGGATAGAATTCGTGTAGAAAAGGACCAGATTAAATCTTTGGAAGTTCGCAAGGAAACTCTAAAAGATAAAGAGAAAATGCAAAGAAACTTTATTGAAGAGTTGGAAAATCGTGGTAAAGAAAATATTGAAAATCGTAAAGTAAAAGTAACTCAATTGATGAACGAATCTGAAGTTCATATGCGTGAGAATTCTATTACTGAAGAAGATATTTTTAAATTTACGAAAGAACTTGAAGAAGTTGGTAGTTCTGCGGATAAACTTAAGAAACTTGGAAATCTTAAAGGTAAAATCTCACAAAAAGTATCAACCCTTACCAAAGAACATAAGTTCTTTACAGAAAATACGGTGTGCCCTACCTGTACTCAAGGAATTGATGAAAGATTTCGCCTAGATAGAATTGCAGACGCTCAAGATAAAGCAAAAGAACTTCAGCAAGGTTATAAAGACCTTGAAGAGACTATAAAACTAGAAGAAGAAAGAGAGCGTCAATTCGCAGTTCTATCTAAGGAGATTACGAAACTCAATCATGAGATTTCTCAAAACAATACTCGGATTTCCCTCAACCAAAGACAAATCAGAGACCTTGAATCTGAAATTCAAACTATTGCCAAACAACTTGAAAACCGAAATATTGAGCATGAAAAGTTAGAAGAATTTCGGGAAAATCTCCAAAAGACATTTGAAGACCTCTCAAAGAAAAAAGAAGAAATCGTTTATTATGATTTTGCGTATTCTCTTCTTAAAGATGATGGTGTAAAGACGAAGATTATCAAAAAATATCTTCCCTTTATCAATCAGCAGGTCAATCGTTATTTGCAGATGATGGATTTTTATATTAACTTCCATCTGGATGAAGAGTTTAACGAAACTGTGAAGTCACCTATTCACGAAGACTTTTCTTATAGTTCTTTTAGTGAAGGTGAAAAAATGAGAATCGACCTGGCACTACTCTTCACTTGGAGAGAAGTTGCGCGAGTCAAAAATTCCGTCAATACTAATCTGCTGATTATGGATGAGGTATTTGATTCTTCACTTGATGGATTTGGAACTGATGAGTTTCTTAAGATTATTCGTTATGTCATTAAGGATGCTAATATTTTTGTGATTTCCCATAAGTCTGAACTGCATGACAAATTTGAAAGTGTCATAAGGTTTGAGAAAGTCAAAGGTTTTTCCCGTATGATGTCCTCACAAGCACAAGGCGAATGAAACTTCCCAATTGGCAACATCACTCTAAAAAGGAGCAGAAGCGAAAACTGAAACCGCAAGCACTCCGACAAGCAAAGGCACGACTGAGCCACTTCAAAAAGCGGCACATGACCTCCCCCAAAAAGGGAGGTTATTTTGTATCATATACATATACGATTCAAATCAAATGACTGTCCGCCACGAAATCAAGTCCCAACTCGCAAAGCTTCTTGCTACCGAAGACCTTGTGGTTGAGCACAAGAAGGTGGAGACTGCCTGCTTCAACGTTCATACCCGTGTGCTGACTCTGCCGATGTGGGAGAAGGCAAGTAACACTGTGTATGACCTTCTTGTCGCCCACGAGTGCGGACACGCATTGGAAACTCCCGATGAGGACTGGTTGGAGAAGGTAAAAGTTCCTCCACAGTTTGTGAATGTGGTAGAGGATGCTCGCATTGAGAAACTGATGAAGCGTCGTTACGCTGGTCTCGCCAAGACTTTCTATGCTGGTTATAAGGAACTTGCCGATGATGATTTCTTCCAGATTGGTGATGATAAACTGGAAACTTACAACCTTGCCGACCGTGCAAACCTGTGGTTCAAGATTGGAAACTATATTGATATTCCTATTGAGCGTGGTGAAGAGACTGAAATTATCAATCTGATTGCTGATACTGAAACCTTTACTGATGTGCTGAATGCTGCAGAAGCACTTTATAAGTACTGTAAGCAGAAGCAACAGGAAGAAACCAAGATCTCTCTGGACAATCTTGAGTCTCAACAGAGTGGTGCTAACAACCAACCTGCTTCTGATTTTACTGACCAGCAGGGGGGTGATAACGACCAATCTGAGTATAATGATTCTGAAGGTGCTCCCACCTCTGATGAAACTACTCAAGAAAAGGGTGAAACCACCCCAGAAATGGGTGGTGAGAAAAATGAGGAACCTGAAGTCAAGACGATGGAGTCTCTTGAAGAGGCACTGAAAGATCTTGTTAACAATAGTGGTCCTGAAAATGTCTATCTGGAACTCCCTAAACTTGATCTGAAAAAAGTGATTGTTCCGAATGCCCAGATTCATTCTAATTGTAAAGAATCTTGGGACTCTTATTCGGAAAATACTGGATATAAGTATGAAGATCTCTTTGGTGAAGTTGATCGACAGTTTGTAGAGTTCAAGCGTTCGGCACAGAAAGAAGTGAACTATCTGGTGAAAGAGTTTGAGTGTCGTAAGGCGGCAGATTCCTATGCCCGTGCTACGACTGCTCGCACTGGTGTTCTGGACTGCTCTAAACTTCATACCTACAAATACAACGAAGACCTCTTCAAGAAGGTTACGACACTCGCAAACGGTAAGAATCACGGTCTGGTGTTTGTTCTGGACTGGTCTGGTTCAATGTGTGATGTGATGCTGGATACCGTCAAGCAACTCTTCAACCTTATCTGGTTCTGTAAGAAGGTTGCGATTCCGTTTGAGGTTTATGCCTTCACGACTGAGTATCCTTTGGTTTCTTATGACGAAAATGGTAAGGCAAATATGCGTGAACTTGCTTATCAGAAGAAAGATGGTTTGATTCAAGTTGGTGAATGGTTTTCAATGATGAACCTGCTGACCAGTCAAGTGAATGGTAGGAATTTGGAAGAACAGATGAAGAATATTTTCCGCCTTGCTTATTCTTTTGGACGCAACTGCTATTCTCGTTATTCGATTCCTTTGGGGCTTTCTCTTTCAGGCACTCCTCTGAATGAGGCACTGATCTCTCTTCATCAGATCCTTCCCAAGTTTCAGAAGGAGAACAAACTTCAGAAAGTTCAGTGTGTCATTCTGACTGATGGTGAAGCGTGTGGTATCAAGTATCACCGTGAAGTGAAGCGTCAATGGGAAGATGGTCCTTTTCTGGGAACTGCCACGATTGGATTTGGGTCATTTCTGCGGGATCGTAAGACTGGAATCACTTATTCTTTGGATTGTGAATGGCATCAAATGACCGATGTTTTTCTTCACAACCTGCGGGACAAGTTTGCTGATATTAACTTTATCGGTATTCGTGTTCTGGAAGGTCGTGATGCTGGTAACTTCATTCGTCGTTATTGTGGATATTATGGTCCCGATTATGATAAGGTGATGACTGCTTGGCGTAAAGAAAAAGCATTCACTCTGAAAAAGTCTGGTTATCATTCTTACTTTGGACTTTCTGCCACTGCTCTTTCTCAAGATACAGAGTTTGATGTTGCTGATGATGCTTCAAAGGCACAAATCAAATCTGCCTTCGTGAAGAGTCTCAAATCCAAAAAAATGAATAAGAAGATTCTTGGGGAGTTTATGGAACTTGTCGCCTGATAAATAATTGAAAGAATTCTATTAAGTCTAATGAGTAGATTTTCAGATTTATTTCAGGAAGAAGTTCCTGCTCCAGAACCAGGTTTTAATGAAAATGCATCCGATCGTGATGGTGACGGATTAGTTCAGGACGGAACTAAATTTGAAAGACCTGCTTCAACCCCTAAGTCTTCTAAAAAGAAACCCACATTGGGATAAGATGAAAACATTTCAAGAATTTGTGGTAGAATGTTATTCTATCCAAGAGACTTCTCTTACTCGTGTAATGAGCAAGTCAAAAAAAGGTGGTATGGCAATTATGTCTGCTCAGAGAGGAGACAAATCAAAAGCAGAAAACAAAGCACGTTCAAAGCAACTTGAAAAAGATGTAAGAGGTGCAGGTCTTCCTGGTCCTACTAAGGTTGCTGGAAGATACACTGAAAATCCAGGAACTCCTCAGGAGAAAAAAGTAGGAGAAAAATCTCATATCATTACTCCTGGTAAAAAAGGTAAGAGAAAGTTCAAGAAAGCAATTGAAAAACTTGGTAAGAAGTATGATCAAGATTCTGTTTTGATTCAGCGTAAAAAGGGTGGAGAAGCAACTCTTAAAGGAACTTCAAAAACCTCTTGGCCAGGTAAAGGAAAGAATGTTAAAATAGGTAGTATGAAACCTGGTAGAACGGGTGAATTTGATACTAAAGTTAAGAACAAGACGTTCACTGTTGAAAAATGAAATCTAAATTCCCATTTGAACACGTCGTTAAATACGATACTAAAGAAGTTTGGGTAAAGTGTGATAGTGCGATTACAGCGATGGGCATTGGTTCTATCGTTAAGCAATTTTATCCTGGATATACTCCTCATATTGCGAGTGAGGATTATTTGAATAAATTGCGAAACCAGCAGGTCCAGTCCTGAAACTGTCACAGGGGGCACTCAACTGCCCCCTTTTTTCTTGTATAATAACTTCAGTTAAACAAAACCACCTAACTACATTATGCCTCGCAAGTCTGCTGTGAACGACGCCCAACTGATTGAGTCCCTTAAAGAACTGTATGGTTCTGAAATTACCACTGGTGACCTTCGTGGTTTCTGTGCCTCTCGTGGTCTGAACTATCAGACTGTGACCCGCCGCCTGGAAGACTACAAGACTGGTCGTGGGCGTTGGAACCTGGAAGTGACTCCTAGTGTTGTTGGTAAAATGGAGCAGGCATATCAAGCACCTGCCGCTCTCCCCGCTGTGGAACAAAACCTCATTCCTGATAAAGATGATACCTTCGTCAAGTTTGGTAACTTTAACGATATTAAAAAAATTATTCAGTCCCGTATCTTTTACCCTACGTTCATTACGGGTCTGTCGGGTAACGGTAAAACGTTCTCGGTGGAGCAAGCGTGTGCTCAACTTAAGCGTGAACTGATTCGTGTTAACATCACTATTGAGACTGATGAGGATGATCTGATCGGTGGTTTTCGTCTGGTGAATGGTGAAACTGCCTGGCACAATGGTCCTGTGATTGAGGCACTGGAGCGTGGTGCAATTCTTCTTCTGGATGAGATTGACCTTGCTTCTAACAAGATTCTGTGTCTCCAGTCGGTGTTGGAAGGTAAAGGTGTCTTCCTGAAAAAGATTGGTCGCTTTGTGAAACCTGCTGCTGGTTTTAACGTTGTTGCTACTGCCAATACCAAAGGTAAGGGTTCTGATGATGGTCGCTTCATCGGCACCAACGTCCTTAACGAAGCATTCCTTGAGCGTTTTCCTGTTACCTTTGAGCAAGCATATCCTGCTCCTGCTACCGAACAGAAGATCCTTGAGGGTATCGCTCTGGACCTTGGTGTTGAGGATCGTGACTTCTGTAAGCGCCTGGTTGACTGGGCAGACATTATCCGCAAGACTTTCTATGATGGTGGTATTGAGGAAATCATCAGCACCCGTCGTTTGGTTCACATCATCCGTGCCTACAGCATCTTCCAAGACAAGGCAAAGGCAATCCAAGTGTGTGTGAACCGTTTTGACGATGAGACCAAGCAGTCTTTCTTGGAACTCTACGACAAAGTGGATGCCGACTTCCAGATGCCTTCTACTGGTCCCGAACTGACCGTAGAATATATTGACCAACCTGCTCCTTTCTGATATAATTGGGGAAGGTAAAAATGTGCCTTCCCTTTATGAGTGATTCAACCTTTACTATTACTATGTCTGAACCTAAAAATCATCTCTGGAAATACAACGAAGATAAAATTCTCAAGGATGTTGAGGATTATGTGACCAGCACTTATCACGGTCATTATTGTGGCGATGAATCTGGTTATGATGACATTCAAACAATTGATCTGATGGCAGCGAAAAAACTTGC